CCTTCTTCAAGTCTCTAGCCACTATGGTGCGATCTGGACTCTTCGAGTTATCGATCGCAGCAGCTATCCGACGAAGAGAATTTGCGAGTTCTGATGGTTTCATTGAAGCCTCTTTCGACATTTTCTGTGCACCGGCAGCGAGACCAGTACATAAATCCTGAATCTCTTTCACTAGACCATGACTGATGATCTCAAGACGAGCAGCCGCCTGGTTCATCATCTCCGAAACTTTTTCGTCCGCAATTTGGCGGACGCGCGGATTGTCGGACGCAGGAAGCTTTCCTTTAAAATCCATTATCTGGTGGAAAGCCTCTTCGAAGATTTCTTGCATCTCCGGCATCTTCTCGACAACTTTTTCGCACCATTTAGCGATATCGGCGTCATACTCGACGTCGTCATGGCCGAACGGCCCGTCTGATTCGCCTTCAAGAATCTCGTTCACCTGACTAACAAGATCGTTAGCACGGTCAGCGGTTCGGGAAAGCCAAGCTTGAGCTACACGTGATGCTAGTGTTTTCATCGAATTCACCGGACCATCAAAAGTTGATATAGAAATCCATAAAACCGTGGGGGTAATTCCTGACGCTCTAGAAGCCATCAGGCGAGTGTTTCCGCCGACCAACGTAATACTACCATCAGAACGTTCCAATATGACCGGCATCTTCATAGGACTATCTGATTTGAGTCCCTTTAAGATACTAGAAATGTCACGGTCATTTATGTTGGCAAGTCCATTTGCTTGAGTAAGGCTCTTGACGTCGTATGAATCGGTGTTTTCGAGTCGATACCAGTCTTCTTCCGTCAAAGCAACCGGGTCGGCCGAAGCGAATGAGGATTTCAATAATTCAAGATTGAGTCCTTCTTCTGAAGATACTCGCTCGAGCTCGCCAATTTCATCGGACAATTCAGGCTTCACCCAATTAGGTTTAATAGAAGCCGTCTTTGCAGGTTTTACTGAGAAAAAGTGGCCATTCGGACAACATGCACTATAAGCTCGGACGTCGACGGCTTTGCCGCCACACTCCGGGCACTTTCGAGACATATCCGGGCCGGAGAGCTTCTTGGTCGATGCAGTAGCCGGTGTATTAACCGATTTCTGCGCCCACATGCTATGATCCGGAGTTTCAAACACCGAACATCGATACCCTTGGATCGTTAGATAACCAGAAAATTTTGCCTCATTGAGGACCGAATGAGGCAATTTTTCGGTTGACCACGAACCATCCGGCATCAGATGGAAAGCGATACCAGGCGAGAGCTTAGGCTCCTCTGTCTGATCTTCATGTTGAGGCACAGACTAAACCCTCAAAAGAACTCGATAACTTGGAAAGATGTTGACCTTTTGAAATAGTTCGAAGTCTATGACAGTTAGCACATACTAAATCACACTTTGCAATCTCTTGAAGAATTCTCTTATCACACCAATGCTTTCTAGAAGATATGAGAGAAATGTTTATTGATTTGTTCTCACGATGGTCAAAATCGAGACGCCAATAAGGATGCTGTTCTTGACAGTCTACACACGATTTACCATTTTTAAGAGATCGGATAAACTCAGATATTCTAAGGCGAAAAATCGTTCTGACTTTATCAGATGTAGATGACTGACGTTGTAAAAACTGAGTTCTATCACGATGACAGTTTGCACAAATAAGATCACACTTTTCAAATTCACGATAAAGTGCGGCTACACTAGATGCTTTACGATATGCAACACTAAGATTAAATTTTTTCAAACCACGAACGTGATCAAAATCCATCTGTTCCGGTTTAAAAATTCTCTTACAATCTAAACAAGGAACATTTTTTGCAAGTCTAACAAGATTTTTTATGGAATCACGTTTTAATTTCATGCTAGCGTGCCATGAATCGAGATTATTCCGTCGAACTTTTCGACGATGAACTTTGAAACATTTCTTGCAAAATTCTGAAGAACCGCGACGAATACTACGATAGAAAGCGTGGATTCCAGTCAAAAGACCGCATCCACGACATCTATATAGACGACATATATTGTCGTCTTCAGGTAATAGAGCAATACGAGTCTGCTGGTATTTGACTCGAGCAGTGCTTTTACACTTTTTACAACATGGATAAAGATATTTCCCTTGTTTCTGCGTACTGAAAGCAGAGCGGGGAAGGACGAGCTTACACTTTGTACAAAGTTTGGTTTCCGGTAGGTCCACAAAGAACTCTACCATGAAATCATATGGCGATCAATCGTTACTTCACAGCGTTATCGCTGTGATGACCCTTGCCGCGACGATCGAAGTAATAAGTGGAATTGAGATCCTGCTTACCATATAGGCCGTGAACAGCCTTCTCAATAGCCTCGAGAGGCTTGTCGAGGTCCGCGACCGTATCCACCTCAGCGAACACGCCAGCAACCTTGCTGACGATAGCCGAGATTCTGGGACGAAGTGCAGCGTACTGCGGACGCTCGCAGGCTTGAGCGGCACGGTGAAGACCCTTCAGGATCTCCACAATGCGCTGGTAGTTCTTCGAAGGGGTTTCAGCTGCTTGCTGAAGCTTCGAGATCTGACCCTTCAGAAAATCAACATCGTCTTTACGGGATTGATCCCCGTGGGCATTCTTTTCGCCAGTCGGCTTATCTGACATACATGTCAATTGAGCAATCTGCTCTTTAAGCCCATCCACGGTGCGGCTGACCGCTTCATCCTGTGGATCCATTTGGGCCAGCCGACGGGTGGCGGTCATCAATTTACGGGCTTCTTCGATATGCATATCAAGTCCTCTTACTTAGTTACAGATTGAAAGCTTAAAACTAGACTTTAGCTAAAGCTATGTCAGCCTCAAACTGATGATGTTTCTTAGCGCGCTTACCGATATGGTAGTTATGCAATACCTGTTCAACAGCTGCAGTTAAGTGATCAGCCGTAAAGGTACAGGCTTTACCATTAGAACAGCCTTCACTAACAGCCCGAATGACAACCGCACGAGCGAGACTCTTCATATAGTCACCAGTCAGACCTTCTGTCATCTTAATGACAGTAATCCAGGTGTCTTGAGTAACACTCTCGTTAGGTCCAGAATGGAATCCACGAAGGAAGCTACGGAGCATTTCCGAACGGTCCTTCTCGTCCGGAAGTGGCATCTCGATTTTCATATCGAAACGACCAGGTCTATTGACCAAAGCTTCGTCCATCGATGCAATGTCGTTCGTACTAGCCATTACGACAACGCCAGCATTTTCTTGAGCACCATCGAGGCATGCAAGAAATTCATTCAAGACGTGATTATCATGGCCGAGTGACGAACGATCTCCACCAAACAAATCCATATCTTCAATAATTACGATACACGGAGAAAGAGACCTAGCAGCGTCAAAGAGCGCTGTTACGTCATCCGAACGGTCAATAGATTTACCAGTACACCAAATCCGTGTAATTCGACCTTCAACATCGTTCGATACAGCACGAAAAATCGTCGTTTTCGCCATACCGGGAGGACTGATCAATATCATATTTTGGTTCGGCGTCATGCCGAGACCACTGAATTTATCCATCGAGTCAAGAATTTGAACCGTATTCTTTTGAATTTGATCACGAATGGTCGGTTTAATTATAATTTGTTCCCAAGTCGTTGGCTTCACGCCCATGAAGTCGAGCCGACCGCGAACAAACGACAGACATTTCTTATAATATATATCATTAGCAATAATAGATGCCGATACGTCAGCAAAAAATTGTTCAACCACCGATTGATCGGCAGGATTCGCCATAACTGATATGACGCAACCCATTGATTCATAACATAGGTCAAGAGAAACGAATAAATGCTTTCCAGTCGCGATATGCTCAACGAAAAAATTCCCGAAAACTGGAAGAGTCAAAGATTCAGTAAGGGAGATTGAAACCTTCTCCGATTGAACGCGATATGCGTAACTGCCTTTAAGGGACTCCTTGAATTCATAACTATCAAGAAAACTCACAACCCGATAGGTAGCAGTCTCACCAACGAATAATTTTGAAAACGCGAATGCATTTAACGAACGCTGCCAAGTTGGGTATGACTGATTAAGCGTAAATGCAGTATGAAGGTCGCACCCAAGCCATAATTCGCGAACATGCGCGTGTGGGTCTGCCGGATACCATTTTGAAGGTCTGGAATTTCGAAGAGCTAGTTCTTCTGACTTAGCGAAGAAACTGTCAATTAGATAATTCACCGCACCGACTACTGGCGTGGGGACACCATATTCGCTGTCAGCGAGTTTCGAGAGATACGCAGCAGTCCGTTTGGTGATGCCCATGCCATAATCCTGAAAAAAGAGTCTAGTAATCTTGGCGTAGATTCTGGGTATAAAACCGTACGTCAGATATGAGTGCAAAAACACTAAAATTAAGATCAAAATTAGAGAGACTAAGAATCCGAGATGATATTGCAGACTTTCTCCGAAGAGCTCCACTGATTGAAATGGTAGAAAACCAGGTCGGAAATCATATATACTCCGGAAGAGGGAAGATTCGAATCGGGAACTCTTATACGCCAGTAATTGTAAGGGTACGAATGGTAAGAGAGGAGGTCATCGTAGTCCTACTTGCCCCGGAAGCCGGAGTCAATATCAGGTGTCCGTTCGAGCCGAAAGAAGCTGCTAAAATGGTGTCTAAAGTCATGGAGGATAGCCTAAACTGAATCTTGGCTATGAAAAAACTCAAGGAAAAACTTCAGGAACGCGGAAGTACGTCTGGAACTTACCTGAAAACGGTAAAACCATGGACGGATGCGGATGATACTATATTTCGTCAGGAGGTTGAATCTCGTTATCGAGACAGAACGCCACCGCAAGACCTTGACGAAAAATTGGATATGCAGAGGGTCCATCGTGAAGAGATGGAAGTCTGGGCTCTAAGAGAACTCGGAAAACCTCTCCCGGAAATTGAAGAGTGGATTATAAGTTTCATTCTTTGGTACCGGAGAATGATAGAGCGTAACCGCGTCCATATGCGTTGGCTGGATTATTGTTTATGTGGAGCAAAAGGTAAATTACCTCCAATCCGATCAGATATCGAATCCGAAATCACATGCCAAGACTGCAAAAATATATTTTCCAGAGAAATAGAAACAAGGCGAAACTGACTCGAGACCGATTCTTACTGGTTATCGTCGGACTTGTTTCATTCTTAGTATTTATAGGGTTAGGAGCCAGACTTGCAGAGTTACTTCATATATAGTTTATAATAAGGTGACCCTAGGTCCTAAATACCACAGAGCTTTTTTCATATAACTCTGACCAACACTGTAGCAACTTACCAAACAATACGGAAACTCTTTGGAACTCGGTCGCGAATTCGACTGTAACAGGCGCACGATTACGTAATTGCGCCAGAATCCCGTTTACTCCATCGGCCCAGTTATCCGGTTTATGCTCATATTTCTTGAGCGTGGCTTCGTAACCAGAGACCAATACCGACCCGACTGTAGTCTGGAATTCCGTAAGCAGTCCTTGCATATCCGAAACTGGCACAGTGCCGACATCTCGCAACGCCTTACCGATACCATGTAAGTCTTTACAGCCAGATGACTCGATAGCGTAGGAGATTAACGGAGAGTGCTCCGGAATCGTGATGTCGCTCACGTAAGAACGCGAATTCGTAGGTACATGGGCAACTGCCCATGGCATATGACCAATACACGTCTTGGGTTCAGTGAGTAGCAATAACTTCGCAAAAATTGCGTTCTCGCCCCTACCTGCTGGTAAAAACGGAGGCAGCACACGCGTGTTATCAAAGCTGAAGTTAAACGTACGTAGAAACGGAACCCTGGTGAAATACCACTCAGGTACAGCTTGTAACATTTCACGTGTAGTCTTTAGCTCATCGTAACGAGCCAAGAACTCTTCTCGTGCAATACCATCCTGCAAATACATCGAACTATTAGTGTCTGCTCCCGCATCTCCGATTACACCTGAAGCTAAAACTCTGAATTCGTAACCGTCGTTGGACTTACCACCTAGCATAGACTCGTGCTGAGCATAAAAGTCCACATCAGAAGCCGGTTGAACTCGCCACTCTGCACGATCGGCAAACCAGCGCTGCTTTGCCGTAAACTCCAATCCGTGCCTCACTGACTCTAACTTCTGCCCGTCAGGAGCCCGAAATTCTGCTAGAGTGTCGTCATCCGTAGATAAAACGTGCTGTCCAGCAGTAGCCAGCAAAGCAACATTCCTGGTGCCTCCATACGGACCTTTAAGTCCGAATTCTAACACATCGCGCTCAAATCCCTTACGGACAAGCAAATCAATGGAAGCGTTCACGTCCTCAGAACGTAACACTCGACAACCCGGATAATCAGAACGTTCAAGCGTCTGATCTAAGATCAGAAATTTCAACTCACGACCCGTGCGTCTAGCTTCTAACTGAAAACTAGATAACGCTCGAATCGCCTGATCCTGTCGATTTAGCGTCGGAATGACTACTGTGGAAATCACTAATCACATCTCTGCGCGAGCAACGCGACGAAGAATCTCTCCCTCTTCGCCTCCACGAGTTGCAATTAACGCAACTTCAGGCGGAACTATTTTCCCATTAGTTTGTGCCCAAGCAACTACAGCCTTGTAGGCATTCAGCCATGCGCGCATTGCCTTTGTGTTACCGTGCTGAGTTGGCAGATTATCGGGAATACGAATCTCGCGTAGCCACATCTCAATCATTTTCTGACCTAAACCAGAACCTCGATAGTTCTCGTGAACGATAGTCCTATTCACTTCTGCCAGGCGGTCTCCAGGCTCAATGAACGAACCGATAATCATCGCTCCATCGAACACTAACACTCCAGAACGAGTGTCACCAGAATCCGGAATACTTGGGCATTCCGGAACAACTGTCTGAATATGCAGAGCTTTGGAATTCCGTGATAATCCGATTTGGTACAAAAATCCGGTACCTTCCAATGGCCGTCTAGTACTCGTGAACGGCACGGTCTCGGGGGCAAAAACAACCCCAGTACGCACATAGTTGGCGCACGAAAAAATCTGTAATGGTGTTAATTCCCAAACAGCGTGTGTCGTCATCAGATACCTCAGAAATTAAGAGGAAATACCGGGAAAACTCCCGAAAAAACATCCGGAGCCGTCCAACCAGTTAGCATAAGAGAAAAACCAGAAGTACTACGCCACCGGCTAACTCCATCGGACTCCAGATCAAATTGATTCCCGGTAACATCAATATACCAACCCAATAATCCAGGAGCTTGCGTATCTACAGAGTCATTACCTGAAGGCTGCGCCAAAAACTGTACAACGTTACAACCACAAGAGGCGATCTTAAAGTTCACAACCGTCCCGACAGATATGCGTTTTCCTGCGCTGCTCGGCACAATCGGAGGCAGAGTCAACGTCAACAAATTCTGGGAAGACCCGAGTGCTCCGATTGACATAACCTGGAAAGAATCCCCGAAGTTAGCATCCACACGAATAGGGCCAGGTAGATCTGTATCAGGAGCGTCAGCCGAAAACCAAGTCTGCACATCTACTCCAGGAACAATCGGAGCATTGGTAGGAGAAGACAAAATCCAAGTCGTGGCTTGGAATTCAGATCCACAACTAATACCCGCAACCCAATACTGACTCAGCGGAGTTGCGTATGAGGCATCTCCAGTAGGTGTATATGATTCCCATTGGCCTGCTCGAACAGTGTACAGGCCATTTTCTAAGACAACCGACTGGCCTAGTAATAAAACTACCTCACCATCATTGATGTTTCTACCGTCGATTTGCAGAAAACCGGAACGTACTGGAACGTTCACATTTGTAGCTGCAGTCACACTGACACTAGATTGGTAATACGGAATTAGTACTAACCACTGCTGGGGATCAACATTTACTACCAGTGGTATTCCAAGTGGAGCATATAACGCGGTACGAAATGAGACATTTCGATTCAGAATCTCTTCCCAAGACGTGGCAGTGCCTCCTCCGACACCGAACTGTGCCGCAATCTCCACTTGCGTAGCACTGATCCAATTCGTGATCCGAAATGTCCCGTTGTTACGAGGGTTGACTGCACCTGATAAGTTGAGCCAATTACCAACACTGCTCGGTTCCATACCATTCAGGCCGCTGATGGTAGCAATACCTAACGTAACAGACACGATAGCTGCCGTGCTCCCCACTTGGATTACCCTCCAACTAATCTTAGTTGAGTTAGCGTCTGGGAACACTGCTGCTGCTGCGGTACATGTCACAGACGATAAGCTATTTACCGTCAAGATAACGAACGAGCCGTTGTTTCCGGCTTGGGCGGCTCCAGACACCACTAGTGTCTGCCCAACCAAATCTGTGGTCATTCCAGTCAAACCACTGAAGGTAATGCTAGTTAAAGGTACGATTGAGGATACTGTGGCCGTATTACCTTGAGCTAAGACCTTGGGTGCCCCTTGGTAGGAAAATTCTGCCTCTACAACAGCGTCTTTAATCAGCGCACCTGTATTGGCATCTACTGACCGAGTCCATGCTCCCGCAGTCACATCATAAATACCATTATCAACCAAGCGGCCACGATTACGAATATTCCAGGTAAGAGATGACGGGTCTACAACAGCGACAGGATTAGCCACTTTTACAGAACCAGGATTCAGGTATACCGTCACGTTGAACGTACCTCTGTTCAACGGAAAAACTCCATTTGACAAAATCATCTGCTTGCCGACATGTGACGGAGTCATACCTCGTAGTCCGACAAGCGTAGCTTCGCCTGCGGAGAACGCCGCGACTGAAGCTACGCTGCCGCTCTGTAGTTCAGGTACAATGCGCGCTACTCGGTCCCCAACATTGAGATCCCAACCATCTACAGTAATCTTCCAGCTAAGCGGACCCAAATCTGCAACTAGAGATGGACCATAAATCTTAACAGAACCAACACCAACGAAGCTCAAAATGTAAAATCGTTCGTAGGCCAATACGCTCACGCCACCGACCAGAGTTAGATAGCGACCTACATCATTGGCACTAACACCTACCAAACCAGTAACCGTAACTTCGCCAAACCCGTTTGGCGAGGACAAAACAGCAGCAGCTCCAAACAGCAAAGCATTTCCGAATAGAGCAGGAGCAGGGTCTCCAAGAAACATCTTCACATCAGCATGTGTAGTGGCAACACGAAGCGCGTCGAACAGCTCACCAGGAACGTCGTCTTTCCATCGATATGTAGGCAGACGAGTATTCGAGCTTAAAAAAGTCATGACATCTCCTGCACGTAATTACACTACCATTTAATAGAAAGTTCACTCATGAACTCACTAAATAGAAATGCTGAATAAAATCTTCTTCAAGTCTCGAGCGACAAGCTTACGATCAGGATTCTTCGACTTATCAATAGCGGTGGCGATACGACGAAGTTGATTGGCGAGTTGTGAAGGCTTCATAATATTTCCTATGCAGAGTTACGACTCAACACGTTATCAATAGGTCATCACCGATTGCTTTCTCTTGATCGATAACCGGATATAATCAGACCAGGTAGCACACCCGGACTCGGCAAGAAGACGGTCACGACGTTCCGCGAACTGACGCTTCATGTCAGCCTTAGACTCTTCGGAGTGACGGAACCCGGTTGAAGCGGTTGATATCTTCTGGCGAGTTTCCAAGCTAACAACTCTGTTAGCATGCTTGGCTAGGACCTCAGGACGATTCTGAGCTTCAGTAACGGCAGCTCGATGCCGCTCCTGTACGGCGGGGTCCTGGAAAGCCGTCCGGATAGCGGCCGAACGCTTTGCGTTCACTTCCGGAGTGGCGGACTCGCGCGATGCCTTAGATAACCGGGCTTTCGCTTCCGGAGTGGAAAGAGATTTCTTCAAAGTATTAGAAATCTTCTGAGTATAAGCCGGATCAGCCAGTAAAGCTGCTCGTTTAGCACGCGTCTCAGGTGAAGCTAAAGATGCTTTAGTCTTAGCACTTCTCTTTGCTTTGGACTCCGGAGAGCGCATGCTCGCGAGCTGAGCCGCACGTGCAGTAGGAGTAAAACAAGCCGAAATCGTACTTGGATGATTTTCGCGAAAACCGGGACGGTCCCATGGATTAATTACAGGATGAGGTCGGTGATCACCTCCAGATTTTATATTGAATCCTTTTTCTGGATTTCGAGTATCAAAATGAGCGATCCATTTCTTTTCTGCGATATTAGCAGATTCTAAGTCAGAGCATACATCCAATACTTCATGAGAAAACGCGTCTTTCCCGTATTTGCGAATCGCATTTGCAAAATGCGACCATCCGCTTTTTTCATTCAATGCGGTATAAACATGTTGATTCCATCGCTGCTTCCATGTCTTTTTGGTTTGTCCGACATAACGACGTCCAGACTCAATATGTTGGTGACAATAAATCGTAAATACGACTGAGGCCACAACCATTTCTGGTGTGGCCTCACATTTCTCAGTTTTCGTTTCCATGATTTGAGATTAACATGACCTTTTCAGGCTGTTAATCTCAAATTAGGTATCAAAGACGAATCCGAATTTGTAGCGTACTTACAATGTACTCCAATGGGAAGACTGGAACGTAGATTGCTTCAGTTCTCATGATAGTCGGATCATTCGGATCAACTGACACTGAAATTCCGGCAACCTTTGTAACAATCTGTTGGTCGATCATCGTCTGGAAAGCACCAGTGATTGCGTTTTCAGCCGACTTCAGGAGAGCGCCCGTGAACTTCTGACCGATATACGGGTCAAGTACGCGACGCATTGTTTGTTGGACGTACTGGATCGTCATCGTAACGGACGGAGTCCGTGTGATGACCGTCGAGGGATTTGTCGTCAAACCATGACGAATGCGAAGTCCCTGGTCTGATTGCTCAATGATTGAGACACCAGACACTGCGATTTGGTTTGCCTCAGTCGGATCAAGGATTCGACCCATCTGAGAAAAGCCAATGATTTGACGACGCGTAAGCGGTGTAGCAACGTCAATTGACGGATTGCAAGTAGATCCGGCGATCGCGGCAGCCATGTAAGAAGCATCTACAAGCTGCTGCGATGAATTACCCAGATTATCCGTAACCGTAATGATGTACGAGTCCGGATAAGTGAGAATTGCCATTTCCGAGTTCAGTCCCTTGGCAATCGACTGAGCGCCGAGTGCCGTGGTTCCAACTGCGGGACCAACCACAGCAATACGCTCACCCTCTTGACGAGGAGAACTCATGAAAATGCAGTGTTGATTCAAATACGCAAAGACTTGCGGATCTGTAGCGAGTGGCGTGATGACGTCAGGCTTAACGTTGCCAGTCATCGGCTTCTGTTGTTCGTCAATAGCCGCCGTAAAGGAACCGAGGCTGGCTTGCGACGACCCTGGAGCACGCAAAACCTGCTTAAGGCCGATGAGAACCGCACCGTTAAGCAACGCAAGACGCGCACCAAGAGATAACGGGTTGTCAGGCGTCGGAGTACCGAAGTTCTGCTGAATCGTCTTCAAATCGCGGAATAACGCCGTGGACGTGTCAGTCTTAGCAAACTGGTACGAGATGTAATAAACATCGCCAACCTTCGGATGCGTACCGGCTCTCTCAAATGTGCTCAATAGAGCAGTGGTTCCAGGGTTCATTCCGACCGTGTTGTAGACCGACACTTCAATACCAGGAATTTCCTTAACAGGAATCGAGGCATCAACAGTGAAGGTCTGGTTCACAACCAGTGTGAACTTTCCACCGGACGTGTAGTCACCACCAGATGCCGGGAGAACAGTGAAACGAAGACCAGTTGTCTGATCGGTGTATGTCTGACCCGGAATTCCAGTACCATGAGAACCCGAGAGACCGGCAGAGCTCGAGACCGAGAAACCGGATTGAGCATTCTCACCAATCGCACTTGATGAACCAGGAACGATCCCGATACCCGTATCCGGGATGAAGGCCGTATTGGTCACATTAGTAAAGCTGATCGTTGAGGTAGAACCCGCAGTACGCGAATTGATCTCAAGGAATGTTCCAAGACCGGCCGACAGGACCGGATAGGAAACCGCAAGAGCCGAGAACGAAGCCGATCCATTAATGGCGGCTGCGATGGAACTTGCGGACGGTTGAGTCCTGGAAGACGAAGAACCCGGAACAAATCCGAGAGGTCCACCAGCGGTGCTCAAGCTCTTGAACACAACTCCAGAAATCGGGGAATTGGTTCTCGACACCAGAACCAATTTGCCTGCCTGGGCACCCTGACCTACTTGAGCAACAAGCTGCGGAAGAACGGCTGTAGCAACGTTCACCAAGTCATCAGTTCCATGCACATGGTATGCGCCCTGAAGTTGGAGCCGATGTGTGTTGTATGCTACCTTAATGGCTGCAGCCAATGTGAAGATGCTGGTAAGGCTGCCAGCAGTCGAATCAACAGTCACGACTGCGTTTGTCGTATCGGCAACGTTATGGTACGTCGCTGAAGCGATATGCAGATTAAGATTCGCCTTAATCTGGTTGACTAGAGTGGAAGCTGTTGTCCAAGGACCGGCAGCCGTATCACTCGCGTTTGCCGCAACGATGGTATTAACCACGTCGTTAGTCTGGTGAACACCGGCTTGCAAGTAGTGTGCATTTACTTGCGTCTTGATGTCATTAACCAATGACTCTTCAGACGTAACACTCTGAACTGAACCACCAGAGATATATGCGTTCGTGAAAACTGAACCGGTCAAGGTAAACGTGCTAGCACCGGTCGATAGAATCAACCAGCCACCGTTGGCTTCAGTCGTACCAACAACGCCTGAGATGAAAACTTTGTCACCGTTCGACATGCCGTGAGGAGTGGTGGTCGTGATCTCAACAAGACCGAAACCATCATCCGCAGCGGTCAAGACCGAAAGAGTAATCGTTGATAACGACTCAACGTTCACCGTATCATCGAATCCGTGAACACCAATCTGCATCAAATGGGTGTTATACTTCTCTTTCAAGTCGTGAGCGAGAGTCACGGCTGTCTGGAGATCGATTGCTGCCGGAAGCGTCTCAACGTTCGTGGTGTCGTTGAGTTGATGGACGGTAACCTGCGAAAGATGAGCGTCATATTTCGTCTTCAGCTCATTAACCAGGGTAACAGCAGTCGCGAGATTAGTAGCGTTCGGGCTCACGATCGTGTTCACACCGTCCGCAGCAGTATGAACAGTAATCGAAGCGATGTGAACAGTATATTGCGCCTTAATGTCGTTTACCAACGACACAAGAGCAGATGTGTAAGCAGCAATATCAGTCGTTGACGCCACCGACATGTACGCGTCATTGATTGCCGTAACAACATCGTCAAGAGAAACTGTGGTACCGCTCGGAATTATGGTACTGAAGTCAGCGCCATCAATCGTAAGCTGGACGGAGTCAGTAACTCCGGACTGCACGTTGAACGGCTCAGCCATCGAACCAACAAGGAATGCAGGCTGATTGATGCCGCTGTACGAACCGGAACTCGTGAGATTGGGGGCGAGACCGGTCTTACGAGACCCGTCAGTCTGACCGGCTCCGGTCGGAACCAAAACAAGGATAGAAGAGGTCAAACCGTTCGTCGAAGACGGAAGATTACGACCCTTAACCTTCAGAATCGAATTCGATCCGTAGGTCAAAGCAGAGACAAGGTTATTCGGAGAGGTAGAGGCAAAAGTACCAGAACCATCCGCGTGGACCTGCACGTCAGCATCAATTACTGCATTGATGGCCGTAGCAACACCGGCAACTGTCGTCAAACCAGTCAGAGAAACTGGAGCGAAAATAGTGCCGTCAACTTGCAACAACAGGTAATCGGTCGTGGCAAAAGACAGTGGTTCCAGAACAGGTTGACCGAGGATCAACGCTCTGTAAGGAAGAGAGAGGTCAACGGAAACCGCCGGGTTGCCATCAACAACGACACCGCCGAAAATGCGGGTGTACGTGTAGATGTCGTACGGAGACTGTCCGGAATTCGAGAACGAGGCATTCTGCGCCGGTAGCA